GTCATAATTGTTGATGTAATCAAAGTTAGTCCAAATTGGTGATAACATGTCCTGACCTGTTGACACAAACTCTTTGTATCTGTGCCAGATTGAACCATACTTCAATATCCAAACATATGGTAGTCTATGAACTGCACCAAATTTTTTCATACTGGCAAAGATGTAGTCCAGAGGATTGGCTGAGTTAAGCGTTTTGTACCTCTCCTTAAGAGTTGCTAATGGTAAGGAGTTTAAGAAGAGGTATGCCGCTTGTTTGTATGGGGCATTAACGGTGTTCTTTTGGTTTTCTACTCCGTACTGAATTGCGTTTACAAAGTAAGGAGTATTGAGCATTGATGTTGTGCTATTCAAAACATTCGGCGAACCTCTCTCCACAAAGCCCTCCGTTGGTAAAAGTTCTGACGCACTTCTTCCCAAATAAAAATCTTCAATCTCTCCAGCGGGATTAGGGGTTGTAACCTCAAGATAAGAAAAAGTCGTAACGGGTCTAATTTCAGTCTTATTGTTTAGGTCCGTAAAGTTTGTAATTAAGTTTTTAGGTTGATATACTTTGTATGTTCTTGTGGTATTGAAAACTCTGTTTGAGTCACCCGTGAATTGAAAATTGTTAAGATATGTTGCATTCCATAATTCATCAGTAAATGGATATGTGTCAGTTACCTTTGGGATGTTTGTATTCGTGGTCTCCAACAATTGATTCAAATATTGAAGTTGCGGGAGCGAGACATTCTGAGTTTGCACCGAAGTTGACAATGACTCCATGGACAATATTGAGGAGCTATTCGCAATCTCATCTCTGAGGTAAGGGGTAACGTAATAATCCCTTACAAGGTTGTTCCAATCTCTTCCAGTTCCATCATTTGAAATTCCTTGCAAAAAGGTAAGATAATTGTTGGCGGTAAATGGAAAGTTTTTTAACTTTAAAATCAAATATGGAGCACTTACGCCTAAGCTGGTTGTAATATTATTTGACTCAACATTGGCAATAAGTTCAGTTATCCCCGTTTCAAGGGGGGAATTTACGGCTCTTGCAAACCCTGAATAACGTGAATAAATTAAACTTCTTTCATAAATTTCGTAAAAATATCTAACTTCTTCCTTGTTAAGGTATGCAAAATTTACATAAGGGAATTCAATGGCATTGATGTTCAATACAGAAGTTACTTGCCCGGAGTTTTCCTGTGGAGGTTGAATAACTGGTGGTTGGAATTTTTGAGCAACACCTTTTAGATATTCTTCAACAAACTCTACCTCCGGCCACTTATCATACAAATAGCCTTTGGTTAAATTTACAATAGCTGGGTCACCAGGATAAGCAAGTTCATACCTGTTTTTTCCTGGTGTAAAATTATTAGTAGTGCTGGTTGCTTGGGTAATATTATTTTCAACAAAAATCTGAGGCCACGGATATACCGGTTCCTCTGAGTTTCTAGCGGCATCAGAAGCATTAGCTGCATAACCAACATTTCTAATGTTATCGGAACTTGGAATTGTAGTTGAATTATTAAATACAGCGTTGCGTCTTACTGGGTCGGTTCTTACTTCCCATGCTTTAGTATGTACCTCATCCATCAAACGAATAAAAGCCTCGGTGGAGGCAAATAATACGGCCATTACATTTCTTACGGTTGGAACAAATCCTAATCCATTTGTTGAAGCTATCAACTCCGCAAGTTTAACACTAATTTCACTTTCTATTACGGACACCTTTTTATCTAAATCAGCTTGCATTACTCGTATAAGAGTATCAAAACGTCCCGGGCCTTCGAAAACAAAGAAAGGTTTCTTTACTTCTTTCAAACCCTCTGGAGTAATTTCAACCGTAATATTAAATTGTTGCTTCAAAACCTGATTTACAAAATCAGTAGTTTGACCCGATGTGGGATTCAAAATACCAAATTGTTGTCTAAGAGTTGTTGGGAAATCAACTTGGCTAGGGTCAAGTGTTGTAACTATCGAATTTACCGAAATTGAATTATCTATTTTATAATTTTTTTCGCCTCTTACCTCACCGAATGTTCTATTTTCATTTAAACGAGTATTGTAAGAAGTTATTTCTGCCCTTAACTCTGTTAAAGCTTGCTCTCTTTGTTGGGGGTCTAACTCTGTCTTAAAAGCATAAACTATTCCACCATCTCTTAAAACATAAGGATTTGGGTTAACATACCTCAAATACCAGGAAGCTTGCTGACCTCTAATTTTATTATAATAATCTGTAAGATACTTTGCATACGTAGTGGCATCTGTCAAAGGTTGCATGTCGGCCTTTCCCTTGAAAGCATTCAATATATCTTGTTCCAAATGCTGCATTTTGTAGGACATTTCTGCAACAGTAAGTTCAGGAAAATCAAGAGGTATTAAACCCTTTTGTTTGTATATTGCATACATTTCTTTGATTTTCTGATACCCTCTTTCAGATACCGTTTCAATGCTTGTATCTGTGTTAGATATTGTAGAGTCTCCAATTAAATTTCCCTCTTGAAGAGTTTGATTTATTATTGTTGGGTCCTGCAGGGATACCTCGTTTCTAGAAATATTGAAGGTCTTGCTGTACATGTGAGGTGTAGCAATCAAGTGGCCTAATGAAATTTCATTTAATATGTTATACTTGTACCCATAAAACTGGCAAGTAACTTGGTAGTTTCCGCTAAAAGTGTTAAATCTCGCAGTAAACTTATGAAGATTTAATTGATATCTTATAGCCTGACCATACCAACCTTTAATAGTTAGGTAAAATGGGGGATATGGTAAATTGAAAAAAGCAGCATAAGGGGATTGGTCACCCGACTCAAATAAGGCTTTGCCCTGTACATCCTCTAGTTCAATTTTAACCTCTGGAATAAAAGACATTGAAGTTGTAATCTGAATACTTGTAATTCCCAATAGTCCTGGGTCAATAACCCTACCACGGTCATCAGTTGCAGTAAATTGCTTGTAGAATTTGGTACCATTTTGGTCATTACTAACAACGGATTCAAATCTTTGGAGTCTGGCTTTTCCTTGATTTGAATTTAACCCAGTCAAATCATCATAATATCCAGTGCCAAGAAATTCATCATCATTTGGCTTAAGGAAATTCAACGAAGCAATAGATATTGTTCTTAGATTGTCTTGGGGACTTCCTCCAATAGCTAATTTTGTTCTCGGAAGAACAAATGCTTCCAAGTTTGCATACATAACCAAATTTTCATGGTCAACAACTCTATCCTCAATCAAAGCTTTTCCTCCCGGACCAATCCGCGTGGTTTTGTTTGGGTCTACTAAAATAATGTTGTTGTAGTCAGCTTCAACATAAATGTTTCCCGAGTTGTCACCAAATACACTATCTGCCATAATAATAGAAGTAGTTTTCTACCGCAAGTTTATAATCCTGTAATGAAGTTACTAAAGGATAAGGAATATTCAAGACCGCCCCGTCAAAGATATTATTTTCCAAACCACCAAACTGTGGATTTGCTTGGAGTATAAGCCATGAAAAAAAAGGGGTTCCATAGTATTCTTGCGAAACGGTGTCTAACCTACTTCTCCCGACTTTGTAAACAAAAATTCGGTCCGATGGTTTTGCTGGCAAAGTAACAAACGGAACAACACTTGCTTGTCCGTTATTTTCAAAAGGGGTGTATCTATTATAATAATTAAAAGCCATGTTATAGAAGTTGCGCTTTACCAATTATCACATTCCCTAACGTTGTGGTCCAGGAAGTAACATCTGTGTCGACATTATTTTTATTACCCAAATTTTTAACTAACTCTACTTGTTCAGAGGGTGGTTGAAGCAGGGTTTCATATGTAAATAATCTCTCTTTATTCAAATTGAATGGCGTAAAGTTCAAAAAGTTTCGAAGCACATTTGTTTGAAAATCGGTAAGGAATGCATCAGTTGCTGCATTTTCAGAAAAGTATGCTGGTCTAGCGACACCTTTCCAATAATTATCAAAGGTTGCCTCAACTTGTTGGAATGTAACATTCGCTAAAGCAGATGCGTTATCCCTGAGATTTCCTATTATAGCGTTTTTAAAAGTGTTATACCTGTTTTCATCGAGAATCTGTTGAGATAATATAAAATATTGTCTGCGATTAGATTCTGAATCCCAAAAAGTATCTTTTGTGAAAGGCTCAAAAACTTGGTCTTTTACTAGTTTTTCATCCCCTAAACTAGTTGCAAAATAACCAGAATAAGCGCTACCACTAATGTTTGCTGTATAACCAGATTCAATTGCGTTTTCAAATGAAGTCAATGCAGACACTATAATTCCTAAATCAGAATTTAATTCATCTAAGGTATTACTTACACCAACAGATGATGGTGATACTGCGGTAGTTCCTGATATATCAATTACAACGACATTACCGTCGGTTCTTTGATATCCATCAGTTCCTAGAGTTGGAATACTATCAAAATACAATAAAACATTTGCTCTTGATAACGATTGAATGTACGATGTTTGCACATCAACTATGTTTTGTAAGATTGATGTTGCACCATTTTGAAAAGTCCCTCTAAAGTTATTTACATAATCTTTATAGTTGTTTTTAATAACTCTAATTGTTTTGTTTGAAAAGAAACCCACCTCTTCATTCAAATATGTTATGTAACCCTCAACATCATCATTAATATCTTTAATGAATGCTGAAAAAACATCATTTACGTCTTTTTCAAATGTTGATGGTTTACCAAATAAAGGAACATCACCACCCCCACTAGCAACTAACATTTCCCCATCACGATACCTTCTATTGAAACTGAATTGCTGCCTTACAGCGTTATTATATTGCAAATTCAAGTCTCTGAATTTATTGTTAATAGTGGTAAAATAATTTTGAGTTTCTCCAACAAGGTTAGACATATAATCTTTATACTGAATTGTACCAATATCACCATTTGGTGTGGTAGTGGTTGTAACAACTCTACCAATAAATTCTAAATTACTTTTTGGTTGAGTGTTGGTGGCTTGATTAATAGTTGGGGGTGGGGTTTTTAAATTAAGTTGTTGTATAAACTCTTGGTCAAAAACTTTATAACTATCATCCGTAGCGTCAGCCCTGTCGTCGTAGATTTCTGTATTGGCGTAGTAATTAAATGACAAAGCATTTTGAAGTTTGTCAACAGACTCCTTTAGACCTTGTCCACCCACAAATTGAAAAGATAAAGTTACGTTAGCAATCATGGGTTGCACTCCAATTCCTTCTGGATTTAAATCCAAATCTTCGTAAGTAATATTTAAATTTTCTGGTATAATCTTAGAGTGGAAAAAGTCTCCTACTCTTAAAATTAACACAGGTGGCGAACCGAATGAAGTATTTACGGCATTGTTGTACTGGAGAGTGGTTCCCCCTTGGTTATCAACTTTAACCGTTGGAATGGTGTCACCTGGTCTCATACATTGCTGTAGGAACGTAAGTCTAGCGTTCAAACCCTCCGGAGTTATTGAGTGAAAAGCTGGGTGGAAAAATTTTAATTTTTCTCTCAAGCTATCGTACACCATTGGTGTGTCCTGTTTAATTACTTCAAAGTAATCACATTCGGACAACAAACTACGAAGCACTCTTTTTGTGATATTGTCTCTAAACACAGTTTCTTCAACAACTTCAGTAACTGGCTGCTTGGGTCTTCTTTGTTCAATAATTTGTTCGTCAAAGAATGGAATTTCCTCCGGCACATCAACATCTGTTGGTGAAGGTGCTTCAACATAATTTATTGATACAATACTTGTTCTTCTACAAGCCATTGTGTTGATAGTGTAAATTTGAGCGTCACTTGACAAAGAATCTGTTGCTGCTGTGGATAAACAATTAAATCCACCAGCAGGGCCAGGAAAATTTCTACCATTCAAACCAATTGGTTGAACAACGGCGTTTTCCCCGGAAGTTGTTCCACTATTGACGGTTAATTTTCCTTCACTTATGTAGGTGCCCAAATTTCCAATTGAAGCAATGTACTCAGTAGCAGAGAGCATTCTTCTTTGAGACAGACGAACATTATAGTCTGGTGTTTGAGGACTAGATGCACTACTCTGCAAATTTATACTACAAGTATCCTTTGGATTGTTTGTCAAATCTCTATCGAGCTGTATTAACATTTGTTCAATAGAACTTTTATTACCCTCTACAACTTGTGTGAAAAACTCTCCAACTTGAACGGCTTGACCTAAAGGAGTTGCTCTGGTTTGGTACAATTGTTTGTTTGTACTACTTGTATAAGTTTGATAGTAAACATCATAATTCTGAACATCTTGACCTAGATTCTCAGGCTTAGGAATATCGTTATCAAAATAAAGGGCGTAATTTGACAATTTTGAATAATCAAATCCAGAGAACTGTCTTTTTTGACTTGTTGCTGGCTGATATCCATTTCCATCTGAACCTCCTGCTGTTGTTCCAAAACCCCCAGTTTGTACAGACCTTACATAATATTCAACATCTTCTCCTGGAACATTCTTAGTTTGAAGTCTTTGTTGGATTTCAAAAATATCATTTGGATTCACCGTATAATATTTTCTGGCCAATTCGTACAAATCGTATTTTCTACACCCAGCAAAAAATGAATCCAATATTTGGTCAGCTCTTTGTCTAATATTTGTGTCGTTTAAAACTCTGTTTACTAACATGTTTAAAACCGATGGATGGTCTACCACGATTTTCCAAGTTAGAGAACCCGAGCGTGAACTATTTGAATATGTAAAAACAGGTTCTGGTCTTCCAATAAAATCTGTTTGTTTAAAACTTGCCCTTGTACTTTCGTTGAAAGTTAACCCGTAGGGTGGAAACCACATAACTCTACCACCATTTGGACCTCTTTCACATATAGGCAAATCAGCAACTGTATAGCCAGGCCTATTCGAAGTTCTCCAAGCAAGGTTTTCAAGAGAAAACATATATTTTTTTGCGTAACCATTAGGACCTCCAATTAAGTTTGTTGAGTCTTGACCCCCTTCTCTTTTGTTTGGGGCAATGTTTAGATTGTATGTTTTGTCAAAAATAGAATACGAAAATCTTCTACCTTCTGTTGTAATACCATCAACCTTTTGTAGGTCGTTATATTGAAGATACGGAGTATCTTTTTGAAATATTCTACAATATTCAACACCTACTTCAGCCCCAATTGCGCCAACATATCTTCTTACTCTTGAACCCTTGGTAATTTCGTTATACCCATCGTTGAATACTTTTGAAACCTGGTCTATTGCATTTCCCACGTGTTGCAGTCTTCTCCCCCCTCTTGGTTGTGAATCAATAATTCTTTGAGTATCGTCCATGATGGACCCTTGTCTAAACTCAAACTCTGTTGATTCCGTTGGCTGATACGCTGAAGGTCTAAAGTCTGGGTCCTCGGCTATTGGGTCTCCACCGAGTCCAACAAATTTTCCAGCATTACCCTTATATTTTGGTGACACCCAAGTAAAACCTCCGACAATATCACCACCACTACTATATGTTGGTCCATTAGCTCCAAGATTAAGAGCTTGACCTGGTCCTTCGTAGAGTTGTGCAAGTTCCTGTGGTCCATATACCGGTGCTTGAATTTCTCTTCCAAACTGGTCTACTGGAACATCACCAGAGGGTGAGAATACTTGGGAAGGTTCACTTTTAACACTACCAATATAGTATTCACCGTTGTTTGTATTTCTTCCCCGAAGTGCCCCTGCTACCCTATCGAAAATGGGTCTGTCGTAACCTGGCTTGTACAGGTTGTAATCTAAGTTTTTAAATAACTGCGACCTTTGACCCCCACCAGTATTTTCTAAAAGTAATATTGACCCTCTTAAATTTGATTGCGAATTTAATCTGGCAAAAAATCTTCCAAGACCTGCTGCAGCATTTGCACCCAGAAAAGCTGAGGCAAGTTGTTGACCTGTCGTTGGTATTCCACTATTGATTTGTGGGTCAAAGTAACTTCCTGGTATAACGGAAAATGGAGCATAAGCTCCGGAGATTCTATTTAACAACCCTGCTGCTGCCCCGATGATTGTTGAACCCTCGGTAATTGTAAAGTTTGGTTCTAAAAGTGGTACTCTTCCATTGATAAATGCAAGAATATCTTCCCCCCCGTTTACATTAAGGAAGTTTGCCCGACCACGGGTGTTGTTTCTTATTTGCTGTGCAATATTAAATTCAACCTGTCGTCTCAGAGATGTGGCACTTAGTTTCGCAAGAAAAGAATCACTAGATAATAAACCATTAGAACCCGCAGGGTCCTGACTAAGCATAATGCCAATTAGAGGATATGACGATGGGTTAAAATTTGGGTATGGCTGGGCGTTTGTGGTGCGGCCATTATTTTGTGTTAAAATCTCAATTGAACTGAAAAACTGTGCGGAATCCGTTAATTGGTCTGTGCTGGCATAAGCGTTAAGGGGTTTCCATGCTGGTGCAATACCAGGAAAGCCAACTTGTGCAGCGCTAAATCCTTCGTCAATTATATTGGCATCTTGAAACCCATACTCACCCTCATTTGAGTTGGTATTATTTAGTGCTCCAATAAAAGGGGCTTGTTTGTACCCCCCCTCTGCGCCATATTGGTTTAAAGGGTATAGTAAATTAGCAAGAATTGGGGTGTCGATTAACGTGTCATCGGTATCGACTGGTGATAAATCTCGCTGTATAGTTTCGTAGTTAAAGGGGGGGCTTGGAAACTTAGGGGATTTATTGTATGGCACTAAATTTCTTACCACAAGTTTTTTTCTAAAAACTTCGGAGCTAGGAAAATCTAGTGGGCTTGCCATTAATACTTTTATTTATAAATAGAGTTATTTATTTTTTCAGAGGTTGTATTTCAGTATTTACCATACCTTTTACAATTTTGAATATTTGCGTTTGTACTTCTGGATTGTTGAAAATGTTAAACACTTGTTGGTCTGTTAGATTGGATGGTGAATCAACTTTAATATTTATTCCGCCTTTTACTTCGACTTGACCACTTACGGTAGTTTGCCCACTTTCTCTTTGTTGTTTTGTATAGGAATCAAAACTGCTCATTTCTCCCTCTTGGCTGCTGGCAATACCCAGTTTTTTGAATCTATCTCTTCCAGATTCCATGTTCTGGAATGCGGAAATAACATTTTGCATTCTCCCTGCAACATCTAGATTAACTTTTCCCTCCTCGATACTTCTGTTGAGAACATTTTGTAAATCACCAATAGATGCCGTCCCTTTTATTAGGTCTTGAGCTGTTTTTGCCAATTCTCCACCAACACCCTCAAAAGCTTCTCTAAATTCCTTTGTTGTCGGAATTGCTTTTTCTCCATATGCTTCTTTGGCAAAATTATCAAACCCTTCTCTTAGACTTTCGACACCTCTTACTAAACCTGTTTGACCCGCTAGTGCATACCCTAATCTCATGGGTAGTGCTCCAATGTCTCTGGCAATAAGTTGGTCGGTATCTAGCTGCGCTCTCGCAATTTCTTCCATAGTTCCTGGACGAAGTGCTGCTTGTTGTTTGATTTGTTGAAACTGTGCATCGGTCAAGTCTTCTAAGGCTTCTGTTTGTTTTTTACCTTGTTCGTCTTGGAATTCAACATAGAACCTCTTGTCCTCCCCCATTTTGGCCATGTTCGCCACCAACATCTTGTCCTCCTCACTTCCTTGAACATCAAAAGAGATTTGACTTAATCTTCTATCTAAATCTGCAGCAGCAAGCGCAGTTTTGGTCATATTTTCGTAGCTAAGACCAGTTTGCTCCTGTAGTTCTTTCAACAGACGAACTCCCCCCGGATTAATTCTAAAGTTGCCGGTTTTCTCATCGAAGATTGTGAATTGTTTGGCAAGGTCTATAATTGAATCTTGCAGTCCCTCTGGGTCGTTGATTGACTTGTCCATTAAAATGAATGGGTCAACTAAATCACCCGAGGCAACACCCAATCTTTGGAATGCAGCAGCCATTTGTATAGCCCCATCCGGATTCAAAACTTTGTCAGCAAACTCAGCTGTTTGATTCATGTCAAACCTTAGCATTGAAGCCTGAGCTGCCATTTTGGAAAGTCCAAGAACACCCCCTTCAAAGTTAAATCGGTTCATGTACTCCATGCGGAGTGCAACATCACCCATTATTGTTTTTGCATTAAGTCCAATGGATTGAATATAATTTACGGATTCTTCTGTTGCTTCCGCAATATTGGACATTTCAACGCCCGCAATAGCAAAACTTTCTGTAATATCTTTAGCACTAATACCCAAATACTCTGCGGTAGCAAATATTTCAGTGAGGGTTTCTTTTGTTGCAACCACGTTTCTCCTAGAAGCTTCCCCTATACCTGCGATTGTTGTACTAACATCAGATGCTTCACCCCCTAGACGAACAAAATCAGCAACGCTATCAGAAACAGCTGTGGAAAACTCTAAGTACCTAGTTCGAGTTTCACCAAACGAACGATTGATATCACTAATACCATCTTGTATTCTGCCGATGTTACCGAGTAAATCTGCAGATTCTGCTAGAAGTTTTTTAAATAATTCACCTCCTCTTATGTTTTCTTCAGCCATCTACGGTGTTTTTAATATAAATAGAGTTTTTTAATTTTTCTCTTTTTCTTTAACCCATTTATCTAACATATATTTTCTAACAAAGAGAGGCATATTCATAAAATCATTGTAAGAAACGTGAAAAATCTGAGCCAAATAGTAGAATTCATCTATTTGACCTTGTCGGTAATCAGAAGAAAGGGCGAAAAAAGTCAACCCCGAAGCCGATGTTCACAGACAGCTTTTCTCCTGACGGGGTAATTACAACCCTAACCATATCTAATCGGGGTTCGTTTTCATTCATGAATTTTTTTATGTATTTGGAATCTGCCAAAGGCATAGATTCTATGAACTTGTGAATTTCACCTTTGTCCGTTGTGCCTTCGATAGCAACAATTTCTTTTTGAAGTCTCCAAGTTCTAACAGGGGCTATTCTTCCTTGAGGATAAGTTTCGCTCATGTTAGATATTTCAGTTGTTTCACCGAATGAAAGTGGTTTCAACTTAATGTTTTTTTCAGACACCGGTAGCCTAACGCTGAATGTTCCGTCAGCATCTGGTTCCTCACCCTTTTTTATGTTAAGTTCATCCAGCCTTTCTGTGGCTTGAAATCTCTTATTTGTTTTGGGGTCAGTTAAGTTCAACTCAATCGATGGCCCAAATGCTGTGTTTCTCAGAAAAACAAGAATTGCCTCGATATCCCCTTCTAAAAGTTCTTCGGGTTTTAAACCTGGCTCATAAATTTTTGCTCTGAGTAGATTCAAAGTCATATCTTTACCGCCAGCCATGAGTATGTTTTCATCACTTGCAGTCAGATAACCAACCTTAATAGAAGATTTTTTATTTTTATAAAATACTCCTTGGGAAGGAAGTGGTACCACATCATGTGGTAGGGAAAATTGCTGTTGTGAATAATTTAAAGTTTCTTGGTCCATAATAAAAAAAACCGTAGAGTTCGGCTCTACGGTTAAATATACTAGATAAAAAAAGTAAATAAATAATTCTTAGTAAATCAATACACAACGGTCCATTCTCAACGTCGTTGTAATAGTTGCAAGAGCATCTTGAGAATAGTTAAGGGTGTTGAAGTTTACGTCGGTAAGGAATGTTCCGTAAAGAATCCATTTTTCAACTACTACACCCGTTGGGTCAAGCATTTCCAAATCAATATCTTTTTTGTAACCAGCTGCGTATCCCATACGGCCTGTTACTGATTCCGCATGTAAACGCACCCACTCCATTAGAGCTTGGGCTGCCGAAGGACCAATTGGGTCACGGAAAGTTACTGGAATTGTTTGCCAGTTAAATCTTCCCGCAACAAAAGTTGAGGTATTCAAAAACTGAATTTCTGTTGGGTTGATGGTGATGTGAGGTCTAGCCGTAGATTCTACGAACCACTCATTGATACCCAAAGATGATGGAAACCTTAATATAAACCTGTTTTGTCTTTTAGGTTCGTAAGGAATCGGCATTTTCATTAATAAATCCGCCATTGTGTTTTCTTATTTTTACTTTTTATCGTTTATTATAAATATACTCTTGGTGGAAAACTTTTTCTATTTACTTTTTTTTGGTGGAGAGTTAAAATTCCCATATAAGTATTAAGTATTAAGTATTAAGTATTAAGTATTAAGTATTAAGTATTAAGTATTAAGTATTAAGTATTAAGTATTAAGTATTAAGTATTAATTATTAAGTATTAATTATTAGTTCTTTATAAATATTAATTATAATAATTTCTTTATTATTTAATAATAGTAATATAGAGAATTTTTTACTTGTATTCTTTTTTTATACCTCCTTTTGTAGAGTATAAATTTATCGGTTCTTTAATTTGATTAAAATACGTCTGTATACTTTTTACGTTTTTCTCATCGTCATCTGAAAAACCAATTGTTGGTTTTTTTGGTATGAACTTATTTGCAACCCCTTTTTTCAAAAATGCACTTTTTTGTAAAATCAAAGCTAAAGATTTTACATATTTAACGAAGTTTGCCATAGCCAAGACTTTTGCTTCTTCAGGGTTTGCAGCCTCCTCTTCCACACCGAAGCTTACCGGATTGTACCTATTTAACTCAAGATACGACCAAATTAAATCTTCATCGGACATTTTTTCTTCACCCACAAAGTCCCTATATTTTTTTAGATTTTTTACAAGTTCTTTTTTAGAGATGCCCCCAAAGTTACTATTGATGTAATTGTAGACTCCTTGTTTGATGGTTTCTGGATTATGCCCTCTAGCGGTTATAATTGCAAAAATAGAACCGTTATTAACCGCTTCTTTGAAGTCATTCCATGCTGGCCCAATTTTAGCTTTCATAGCATCAACTAAAAAGTCTTTATCACCATCCACACCAAAAAAACGAAATGGCTTTGGTGCAAAGTCTGCTATGATATTACCATTGTATTTGAAATTTTCTTTTCCAATTTGCCCTCTAAAGGTTGCAAAATCTTCGGTACTCATAGAAACTTCGTTACCATCAACATCCAGAAGAATGATTTTTGTAGGCATGTGTACCAAATTATCGTCCCAGTCAAAAGCGTAGTATTTAAGGTCAGGGGTTCCGGTTTTAAAGGACAACGTATGTTTTGTTTTCATTATTGAAATGGCAAAAAAAGGGTGGGAAATTCATTTTTCCCACCCCAAAGATATTAAATATTTTCGAAAGACGCTCCAGTTGGAGTAATTAAGAATTCGATATCTATAAATTCTAAAGCCTTTGTTGGTTTTAAATAGATTTTACCTGTGAGAGTGTTTCTATCCAAATCCTCAGGAGTGGATGCAACCGTAACACGGAAATCATACAAACCTCGGTCTCTTCTAATCGCATCTAAGATAGGGTTTACCGAATCTAAGAATTGTTGTCTTACAATTTCATCATTCTGTTCGAATAACAACCGTACTGCAACCGCTGAAATCAACTTACGAGCCTGAAGTAACAATCGTCTTACGTTTATTCTATTCAAAGCTGTGTCTCTAATTTGAAGTGTTTTGTTACCAAAAATTACAGTACCAACATCAGAAAAAGTAGCAATCGGATTTATACGTCCTTGGTAAAGAGTGTCTCTATCTTCTTGTGTAAGTTTTAATCTAGCTTTTACAGAATTCACAAGACCTCTTGTATAACCAGCTGAAGCAAACCAAGGGAAAGAAATGTTGTCAGTTAAAGCAAGGTTTCTACAAACTTGACCAGTAGGTGGAATGTAAATTTGGGTATTGTTAACTGTGTCTCTTTCCAAAATCCATGGATAATAAGTTGCTGTGTATGATGAATCTATTCCAGTGTTGTCTAGATTATCAACCGCAGCTTGTGGGTAAATAATTTCATACTGAGAACTACTATCAGGGGTATACATGTTGTAGTCAGGAGTTGTTACGATATAAATCGCATCAGCTCTTTCATTTTCAACCATCCCGATAGCCAACTCACATAAGTTAGAGTTGTTTTCATAGTCAATACCAGGGGTTACAAACACGTTGATGTTTGTTGATTCCGGGTTATTGAATGTTAATTGTCCAAGTAAGTAAGCGTAGTAGTCAGTGTTTGCAAAATCTTGAGTGTTATCACCAATTACAATTCTTTTGAAAGTACCATCTCCAGAAGCTGTTGGATAACGTTGCGTTGGTGTAGAACCCTGTAAGTATCCAGTTGCTCCAAGAGCAAATCTGTCTTGGTTAGTTCTAAATTCTCTGTAGATATCCCAACCATCAAAACCACCTTGAAAAACACAAGTGAATTTTCGTGAATAAATAAAGTAGTATGGACTCTCTTGAGAAGTAGGTTCAGAATCGAAACTAGCAACACCAACATCAAAAGCAGGAGTTCCACTAGTTACCTGAGAATTTACAATAGTTACAACTGTTGCTCCAGAGTCCATGTGGAAACCTTTAGTCTGGTAGTTCCAAGGTTCTGAAGTTGTAGCCAAATCCCAACCAACAACGGGGTTCTTTTTACCCTTGTACTGAAGAAGGTCAGTGTCAATTCCAAATTGAGAGGAAATTCCTAAATAAGTTCTTCTTACAACATCACCGGAAGAAGTCACAATATTTGCACCACCAGCAGTAGTTCCAAAAGGAGGGTCATAAATTGTTTCACCAGGGAAAAAGTATTTAGTTTTGATAATAGGAAATGGAGAAGGGTTAGTTGCTGTTTCGTAAATTCTTTCCTCAAGTCCATAGAAACCACATGGTAGCGCGTCAACAGGATATTCATCTGACATTTCCACCATTATGTATGCAGAATTTAATGGATACTCACCATCAGCAGAACCAATTTTCTTACCAATAAAGCTGTTTTGTGTAGGGTCCATCGTACAATTAGTATACTTTTCATAAACAACCGGATTAGCATCCGTGTCAAAAAAGTCTCTAACCAACACATCAAAGGTTTGGTTATTGAAGGAAATGTTTGCTATTGAAATTTTTACATCAGTGTTTGCTGAATTACCATCACTGATAGTCATAAATCTAAACAAGTTGTAAACTTTATTACCACGTAGTTCTGATACAAAATATGGTGTTTTAGGGGTTTGATACTGGTCCAAGAACCATGCAATAGAAGTTGTAGAAGCTTTATCACGAGCTTCAGGAAGTGCAATCAAATCGCACTTAACACCACGAACATATCCTTTATTGTAACCATAGTTTAACATACCAAGATATGATTCTTCAACATAAATTGGAACTTCTTGTCTAGGTTTTGAGAAGTTTGTAATACCTAAAACTTTAGTAATGTAGTTTGCATTAGTTGAGTCGAAAGAAGTATCAAAGGAGAAAGTGTTGCCTTCATAAGACACACCACTCAATTGGAATGTAGCAAATGGACTTTGTGAAATTCCTGAATAAGCTCCGGTACAAACTAAATTTAAATCTGTTAAACCAGTAACTTGATATTGTGGACCATGTAAATCAGCAGTATAAACTGAAATACCACGAGAACGTAAAGTAGCCAAAATTAAATTATTCCATTCAGTATAAGCAGTACCCGAATATGTAAATAAGTCACCAGTGACTGTTCCGCTAAAAAATCCAGATGCTCCAGTAACATATTGTGTAACGTCATAATACCAAGAATAACCTGAGTAGTTATTGTTGTTTGTAACATCAAAAGTTGCATAGTACCATGGGTCGTTAGTTCCAGCAGTTAAATCAGCAGAATCTAAACTTAAGTTACTGCAACCAAATATGTTTTCAAGATTTGAATAAGAACCACTTAAGGAATTGAAATCAGCAGTAGGAATTGAGCCATATACGTTTGCAGTCGATGCTGAAACCGAAGTATCACCAGAAATATCCAACATGAATCCAAATAAATCCGCATTATACGTTGAGGTCGAACCATCTGTCAAGGTATACTGAGTTGATAATGAGTTAGAAATCAAAGCGGGTAACCCTGAGCCAAAAGACAGAGTATTACCAGATGAAAACCCAGAGAAAGTTGCTGTGAAACTTGCTGTAGCAACACCAGTGTTAATGCCAACAGTAGTGCCATTGACGTTAGCGATAGCTTGCAAACTCCATGAGGGTCCCGCATCATAGCCTGAAAGGCCGAGAATACGTGTTACAAACAATTGATTAGATTGTTGTAAATAAGCTTTTGCGATATACGAAGCTTCATACTTCGGTATTTGTGTATTAATAAATTTTTCAGGTGATGTACCCCCAAAGAAGTTAGTAAATTCATCAAAATTTCGTATAAAGATA